TTGCAAAAGACATAGAAAATGTTCCTGTTGCAATTGTACCCGAAACTCCTGTAGGTCTTAAGAAATTAGGAATTCTTTTTTGAGGTGGGCAACAAACTCCTGCATTTAAAGTATCAATAATACCTTGAAGACCTTGCAACATTTTTAGTTGCCAAGGAAAATTATTTCCTTTACTGCCTTCTGTTTTTACGTTTCCTATTGACATAATTATTTATTTAATATTTATCCTATTAACCAGTTTACACCATCAGAAAATACAGGTACTATATTAGCACCACCGCCAACAACAATAGCTCCAAAGTTACCTGTTGCTGTTACTGTAGAACCAATTAGCATTGCTCTAGCTCCAGCTGAAACAACAGGTGATCCTAAATCAGTTAATTGTGCAAGAGGATATATTAATATTCTTTGATTTGGATCAAATGTAAATGTATTACTACCTCCAATATTTATAGTTCCTTCAATATTACTTACACTAGAACCTCCTTCAATATCTACTTGACCGCCAGCTACTAAAAGTGTTGAGGTATATCCTCCACGTATTATTGTGCTACCACCATATCCCTGATTTCCTGCAAAACTTGTACCGGCATCTCCAGCATAAACTCTTACATCACCACCATCACCAGCATTAGCAACACCATCACTATCAGAACCATCTCCACCAAGAAGACGCGCACTCCCACCAGTGTTGTTTTCATTTAATAGTTTATCACCACCTCTTACTTCAACTCTGTCTGTAGCTCTAATAAAGAGATCATCTCCAAGAAGAGGATCTGTTTGAATTGTTAAATCACCTGTATTTAAAGTAAGAGTACCTGTACTATCTAATACAAGTTCTCTAGTTCCTGCTGTTAATCTATCTAAGTCTAAATTATTTGTAAAATCTTTTACAGTCATTCCATAAGATTGGTAACCATCACCTCTTTTTGTTATAGGTACTTCAGCTCCTAACACCAACAAATCTGTTGTTGGATTGTTAACAGTAGTTTTAATTAATTGCTCTTTGCGTAAGTAGAGCCAGTTTAAAATATCCATGATTGTTTTACAATTAGTTATATCATTAATATACAAAATATTTACATAAAAACAAAATCCCCAGAAAAATTAATTCCAAGAGACTTTCTTACCTACTACCATAAATTTTAACGACAGTGTAAATATATTAATAATTTATAACTGATCAATTTTTCTTTGTAAATATACCATAGCTTTTTGCAAATCTTCTTTAGTTTTACTAGGATCTTTTTTACCAGCTCTTGCTATATACTTAATAACATTACCTAAGTAAAAATCTTTATCTATATTCCATGCTTCTAATACATTAAATACTTCATAAACATTATCCTTACCACCATAATGATCTGGTCTTATATTATTTGATTTATTAGCAATTGCATTATAATAAGTATTAAGAATATTATTATTTTTAGATATAATACCTACTTGTCTTTTAAAGTGGTCATTGTATTCTTCTTGTGTCATATTTACCATATTATTGCTACATCACCTTCATTCAATATCAATCTTACTGTTCCATCAATATCTATTTTTTCAGAATGCTCTAAAGATGAATAAGGAATATATACTTCATCTCCTTCTTTGATATCTTCACATTTATCTCCTACTGCAAATACTTTTAATCTTAACCAAGCTTTCATTGCTTCATACATGATAGCATCTTCATCTTTTTCTGTTAGCTTAATAGCTGATTCTTTTTTTACAGGAACTTCAATAATAATTCTTCTTCCTCTTAATACTTTAAATGGGTGACTCATGTTTTATGATTTAAATGTTAATACTTTTACTACTGCCATTTGAGCATTTAGGATTTCACCTATTGCATGATCAAATAAAAGACTTTTAATTGGAGATTTATCTGTTGTAGAATAATTAGTTAAGGTTAATTCTGCAATCTCTGCAAACTTTCTTCTTAAATCTACCTCTAATGATTCTTCAATATCTTCTGAATCTAACCCTACTAAAATTTCTCCAAACTTGTAAATCTTACTTTCTTTAATTATAACTTGTTCTTTCATACTTGTATATTTGGTTTATGCAAATATATAATTATTTTCCCATTTGTCTAAACACTATTGATATTCTTTTTTGTTTTAATTTTGCTATGCTATGTTTCCAGTGGGTTCTATATATTCCTTTAAATTGTATTATAGATCTGGATGGTAGTATTATGTTTTCTTTTTTTGAACCATATGTCAAAATAAGCTTTGCTTCAGATAACAAACTTAATATAGTTATTACAGGTCCAGCATCTAGCTTATCTATGTGTGCAGGAATACTATCTCCTGGATAATAAATATTTATAGTTATGTCTTCTGGTAAAACATCTAGTATTTTTTTATCAATTAACTTATTAGATAGGTCTAATAAATATTGTGGTATAGGTTCTAACTTATCATGACCATAAATTGAATTCCCATATCTTATAAGTGTTCTACTGTTTGATTTTGTACTATTCTTTTCAGCATCTAATAACTTATCTAACAATTCTATTTCTTCTTCTATAGATAATATATTAAGTTCTGGTGTCATACTACTTGTTCAAAAATAAGTAAAAAGATATCAGGTTTGTATGGATACACTTCACCTTTAGTATCTTTAATAATATAATCTCCTATTGCAACTGTTATAGTTTCTCCAGTAGTTACTACTTGTAATGTAATAACATCATCTCTATGATAAGTAAAACAGTGATCAGAAAACTCTACTATTTCAGTTACATTGTCACCAGTCCATATAACAGCTTCTACAGTTACTGGTTTTTTTCTATAATGCAATATCATCAGGCATCATATTTTTTAGCATCAAATGTTTCTTTAACAGATTCTTTATCATTGTTAAGAATATTAAATTTGATTTGTTCTAAAATTCCTAGTACAGCCATCTTGCCTGTTTCTCCTGAATCTATCATTACTTCTAGTCCTCCATCTTCTTGTATGGATACTTTAATAAGCACTTTTGAATTTGTCATATTAATTTGGTTTTTACAAATATAACTATAAAAAAATAAACTCCAAGTTTCCCAGGAGTTTATCTTTGAACAAAACAAATTTAATACTAACCTTATGAACAAGGCTACAACAAATATACTAATTATTTTAATAAAAGTCTATTTTGTAATCATCAAATTCTAGATCAAACTCCTGGTAGTTCTCAAACATCTCTTCTCCTGGTTGAATATCTTGTATAGCAATTACTATATCATCAATCACTTTAAGATTTGGTGTATAGCTGTGGTTTATAAAATTTGTAAGATCACATGATGAGTAATAACAATCATCTTCTTCTAACCAAGCGTATTTATAGAAATATTCTTTTTGTGCTCCATTAAGCTCTTCAAATTTTTCTTTTGATATTCTGACATCCACACCTTCTATATATTGCCAGACTATAGATCCTTTTTCTATAAACTCTTTAGCATAAAGACCTAACCCCATTTGAGGATTTGTTGCCACCTTTACTTCTGCTCTATACTTAAACATAACTATTCATTATCATAAAACATTCTATCTGTATCTTCTGTCTGCCATTTCTCATAACCCTCACAGTTAAACCAGTCCTTATTTACTAGATAGTCAGGCTTTTCTGGGAACGGCTTTGTCACAAAGGAAGGCTCCGACCACTTGATCCTGTTGTTAGGTTGTAGTGCTATTTGACCATTATCTAATAAAATAATGTGATGTGACTTATGTTCCAACGGATCTTCAGCCAGAGTTAGATCTGTGTTAGGGTCACTAGATCCCCAGTTGATGGTACCATAATAGCTACCTGAATAAAACTTATGATCTTTCATGTAGACATCAACTCTGGTATCATACAGATATGATAAATGTAATAGGGTAAAGTTGTATGAAAAGCAATTCCATATCTGAAGATAGTGAAAAGGTAGATCTGGCTTTGGCATCTCTGGTTTATGTAGCAGCGCGTGACTTGGGAGCTTATCTCTGAGCACTCCATTATCTAATAGCACTTGGAATAATGCCGCCTGACCTGGCATGCATCTAACAGATATAATTACCCCTGGGGTAAATTCACCATGACCTTTCTTCTGCTGGTACATGTACTCATTTCTTACAAATACTTTAAGAGGAAAAAAATTGTGTTCTATATAAGCCATAATCTTAGATATTGTTATCACAAATGTAATATATTTTTGTAATAATCTGTAAAGTATTTTCTTTACAATATGTAAACTTAAAATTTTAAAATGGTATTTGGGTTTTTGAATATATGTTGGGGGGTGGTGGACCTTCAATTCAAGACCCCCACCCCTCACGCAAATCCGGGGTACCCCCCATACTTCTCTATCAGCTTTTCACTTCTA